CACGTGCTGCGCTACTGGGAGCAGGAGTTTCCTCAGCTCAACCCGGTCAAACGCCGCGGAAACCGCCGGTATTATCAGCGCCAGGACGTGTTGATGATCCGGCAGATCCGCGCGCTTCTTTATGATCAGGGGTTCACCATCGGCGGAGCGCGCCTGCGTTTGTCCGGTGATGAAGCCAAAGACGACACCACCCAATACAAGCAAATGATCCGCCAGATGATCGCCGAGCTCGAAGATGTTCTGGTGGTACTCAAGAAATAAATTCTCGCTTTTAAATACTTCCAGTTTTCAAAAGCTTGCGATATATTCTTGAGCGTTCCTCGAGGTGAGGAACGGATAACACGCCTAGTCGGGGCGTAGCGCAGTCCGGTAGCGCACTAGCATGGGGTGCTAGGGGTCGAGTGTTCGAATCACTCCGTCCCGACCATTATTCCTGAGTAAAATCAGACACTTAAGCCGATCAGATAGATCGGCTTTTTTGTGCCTGCGCAAAACCCGCGCAAAACTGGCGCAAAACTATCCGGTGATTTCGCTGATGTTCAGGTCTGGAATGGCCTCGGACCAGACGATTTCGGCGTGGTCTCGCTGGTAGTTCTTGGTCATGCTCTCGCTGGCGTGCCCGGCGATCTTCTGACCATCCTTTCCAGCTTTCTGATACAGGTGCAGCGACAGTGCTCGCACTTCGTGGAAGCCCGGCATTTCCTCTTCCTTCCACCCTTTGTAACAATCCGCCACTTCCCGCGCCTCTTTGAAGGCCCGCGTCAAATACCGCTCCTCAACCTTCGTCCAATGGTCCTTGGTCTGCGCCTGTTTCTGTTTCAGGCGATCGGGCTTGCGGTGCACCAGGTACGGCGACGCTGTATCGTCACGGCAGCGACTGATCACCGCCTGCAACTCGGGCGTCACTCGAAAGCGAATCCACGCGGCATCACTGGCCTTCGCCGTCTTCTTCTGCACCAGGTAAAGGAAACCATCCCGGACGCCATCAAAGCGCATATCGAGGATGTCTGTCCGCCGCTGGGCGGTGATCAGGGCCAGGTCGATCGCGTTCTGCAACCAAGCTGGCGCTTTTTCCCTGATGGCCTTCAGACCCTCCACGGTGTGACGCTTGCGCTGCTTCTTTTCGATTCGATTCATGGTGGTCGCAGCTGGATTGTCCGGGCACAGGCCCTTCGCCGCAGCATGGTTGAAAATATCGACCAGCAGGGCCCGGCACTGATTGGCAGTGCGTGGAGTCAGGGAGTCCAGCATCTCGGCGATCATGCGAATCGTGATCTGGTCAACTGCCTTGCCCTCGAATTGCTTGCGAAAGCGCCGGAAGTGCACGGCGTACAGGCCCAAGGTGCCCTTCGCCAGCTCGCGTGGAGGCAGGACGTCACGCTCGTAGGTGTCGAGGAATCCTGTGAACGTTTCTGTCGCGTTATTCATCACGGCGCCAACCAGGTCGGCGCCGCGCATGAACTCAAGGTTCAGCTGTTTCGCTGCATCAATGGCTTTAAGGCGATCGACGCCGAACGGAAACCACTTCCCGTCGGTAGGCCGCCGGTAGCGATAGGTTGAGCGCCGCGCGTCGTAGTACAGATTCTGCGGAAGTCCCTTGTTCGCAGGGTTGCGCGGCCTTGGCACCATCATGCAGCTCCTTTCAATACCAATGCGACCAGGTCGTTGCCGGTCGAGCGACTGAATGCGGCCCAGTCAACGTACCAGAGTTTGCCAATCTGCTCGCCGGGAACTATTCCGTTCCGGATGTGGTTGCGAATTGCCTGTGGGCAAAGCGGAGTGCCGCCTCCGCCCCAGCGGCGGCGCTGAAACTCGCTGATCTTGATCAGTTCTTTTTTCATTGGGCAATACCTGTCCTTGCCGCTATAGCGGATATGTTTGAGTAGTACGAATTTTGTAGATAAAAACAGTAAGTTAGTCGTGGGTTTGCCTAATCAGAGAATGCAGGCATTCTTACCTTATGTACTTTAAGGAAATAATCGATATGCAGGTTCAAGGTCTCAACCTATTCAAACCTTACGTTTCTGTAGCCAATGCCTTGGTATTGGTTGCGATTATTTATTTGTCTTTCTTATTTGAGTTGAATGGCTCAACGATGGCTGCTTGGGTGCAAGCGGTAGGGTCTGTGGCAGCAATCCTAGTAGCAACAGAAGTAGCATCAAGACAGAGTCGTGAACAAACTGAAGCCGTGCGCATCGCAAAAGTTGTCGTTTGCGATGGTCTGATGTCTCTCACACAAAGGGCAATCAGAGTTGGAGAGGGGCTTTCTCAACCCAGCGCACCGGACTCGATAAAAATGAGCCTCGGTTTGTATGCCGGGTTGCGTAAGAGTTTTGAAGAGGTTGACATCCTAGCTCTTCCCTCCCCAGACCTCATCGATCCCGTTTGCACCATCAGAGATAGCTTATTGCGTTTGGAGGAAAACATAGGTGCAGCTATTAGTGGTGCAAAAATTGATCATTATCTCTTAGATAGGAAATACGCGATCGATGTGGCTTTGATCCTGTGCGCCAGAGACCAAATAATAGCTGCGCGGGCCCGATTCGAAAGTAAAGCCATAGTGACCCATGTTGATGCGACCTGAGTTTTTTGGCAGCACGGGGTTTACGTGTTTGATCCTGCAGTCTCCTTCGAGATCAGATCATGGGCATTTACAACTGGTGGCGGGTTGTCGTGGCCGGGACAGCCGTTGCTGGCGAAATCGAAACCCTCGCAGGGCGGCCCGAACGGTAGAACTTCTTTGCCCTGGGCGAGTGCTTCGAGCAGATGATCCTTTGCCTCGTCGGCGCTGCATTCACGGCCGCCCTCCATGTAGAACATGCCTTTGAGTTGGCGTTTGCTGAAGTCTCGCAATGCGCCGCGAACACTCAAGTGAATGTGGAAGGTGCGACCGTTCGGGCAGAACGGGTTAGCCTGGTTGTTTTCTGTGGGCATGGGGCGTCCTATGCCGGGTCATGCCCGGGCGGTGGAGGGGGGAGGGACCAGCTATAGTTGAGCGATCAACAAAAAGGAGAGAGTGATGACTTGCGCGATTTGTGGGGCGGAGACTGAACCAAGACTCCCGATGGGGCTGGCCCTTAGATATTCGTGCTCCGACTGTGGTGACTACCGGATTTCAACGACTCTTGATGCCATGATCAATGACAGAGTTTTTGATATTGAGCGTACTCGCGTTGTGCTCAGGTTTCTGCGTCGTCAATCACCTGCCGATGAGCCGACGCTAGACTCTGATGATCGCGATTTGCTCATTGATCCAGACTGATCTGCCGCAAAATCCGCCTTCCGATCCAGCGAACGACGGTGACCGCCTTGCTGTTCCCGATCGCCTTGTAGCGCGGGCCGTCCGGGCACTCGCTGGCAGGCTTGCCACGCCAGGGGATCATCGTGTAATCGTCGGGCATACCCTGGAGGCGTTCGCACTCGCGGGGAATTAGTCGCCGAACCTGGGAAGGAATCAGCAGTGCTGGCGGTGGGCTGCATGCATCGAGCGATGTGGTGTATTCCTCATACAGCTTCCCGACGCCGCATGCAGACGTGTGATGCAGCTTCGTGGAATACGCGGTCACTATCGGCTGACCGCGCCCGGTGCCGTCCTCGCTGCCGTCGAAGCCATCCGCTTTCAGGGTGTGGGTGATATCGCCGGTGATGCACACGGCTACCTGGCCGCCAGCGTTCGCGTGACTTCCGGAATGGTTCATGGCTCGAAGCGTTGGCGATATAGCAACCGCATCGGCTCCATGGTCCTTGCAACTGAACGCGAACACGGCGTTTTCTTGACCATTGTTGCGACCGAGCGCGAAAGCCGTAGTGCCGCTCACCCCAGGATCTTGCGTGCCGTGCACTACCAGTAAGCCAGACTCCGCATCCTGCTGAGTTGCGCTGCCAGCCGCCTTGCCGTTTGCATTCAGTGTTCCTGCGATCAGGTGTCCCGCCTGTGCTTGATTGTCGTCAGCCCCACAGGTTCCCACTCCACACGCCGTAAGTGCAGACACGGGCGAAACAAAGAACGTTTCACTCTCCATGTCCATGCGGGTGTCTTTTGCGGTTAGTGTGGCTGACCGCTCGACCGATCCGTTTAGGCTGTGTCCGCCGAATGCAGGTATCCCGCCAAACAAGCTAACCGCTGGGCCTTCATCGCCCTCGCAGTTCATGCAGCCGTACGGCCCGAGTTCTTCTCCGAAGATTTCTCCACATCCGCACTGGAGCGCAGGGCCGAAAGGAGCTGTTCCGGTAACGTCCGCCCCCTCGCCTCGGCGCGGCGCAGTATCCCGGCGCACGCCTTCTCGCTCAAAAAGTACCTCAGTGGGATCGAATCCTTCTCGAGCACTTGCGACAACGAACACACGGCGGCGTCGTTGGGCCAGGCCGAAATATTGGGCGTCCAGGACCCGCCACGCGATTGTTCTTTTGGGTCCATACACACAACCAGCGTCCGGCCACCTTTTCCCTGAAGGCTGCAGTTCGCAGTCTTCCCCAGCAAGCGCGCCAAGAAAGCATCCGAAGGCGTTCCCT